AAATAGTAGAAATAATTAAAACACCAATGTCTACAGAGTTTGAAGACCCAGAAGAAGAATCAGCAGATTACTCAATAGAAGACTTTAGGGCAAGATTACTTAACCTAATAAAACAAGACTAACTGACTTTTCCACAAAGAAAAATGACAATAATTAAAAAACAAGATATAATTAAACTATGACAATAGAAGATTTAAAAAACATACAAGCCCTATTACTAAAAGGTAAATGGGAACTAACAGCACAAGAAAGTGCAATATTAGTAAACCTAGTAAACACTGTAGGTGAGGAGATTAAGAAACTAGAAACTCCAAAAGAGGAAACTAAAAGTGAATAATATGGACAAATACACGCAAAAGCTAATGCTAATGAATGCTGTGGTAATGGTCGTTAGAGGTGCTACAATCAGCTCAGAGATTACAATCGAGGAAGCTGCGGAGATCTTAGAGCAAGTGGCAAGAGATTACAGAAATGAGCTTAGAGAACAAAGTGAATAATATGATTACTGTATACTCAAAACAACGCTGTGGGAAATGTGATGAAGTAAAACACTACCTAGAAAGTAAAGGACATGTATTTAAATCAGTAGACATTACAAACGATCTGATTAAACTAAACGAGTTTAGAGACACTTTCGTAGGGGCTGGGTTCCCTGTAGTAGAATTTGGGGATGGATGGACAATAGCAGGCGACGTGGAGGCTATAAAAGCAAAAGCGGATACTCTAAACTAGACATTTTACCTAATACATTGTAATATTAAGTATATGGATTTGAACCTACAGCAACAGAACTTCCTAAAGTACTTCACTGACCCTAACAGCCCTACTTGGAACAACTATTTACAGAGTGCATTAAAAGCAGGTTATTCTCAAGAATACTCTGAATCTATTAATTCTACAGACTTACAATGGTTAAATGAAGGATTGGTGGAAATTGTCGGAAAAGATAAGTTACTTAAAAAGGCTAGAAAAAATCTAGAAATGGGATTAGATGGTTTATTAGATGATCCAGAAAAAGGAGCCAAGACAATACAAAGTGATTTGACTAAATTTACTCTAAAGAATGTAGACCCAAATAACTTTGGTGATAAATCAGACTTAAATATTAAAGCAGATATAAAAGACACAAGGTTAACAGAGGAGGAACAGGTAGCATTACTAGGATTATTAAAGAAATGACAGAAGAAGCATTAAAGAAATGTGCAACTGGAACAAGAGATGAAAGAGTATTTTTATGTGGACATTCTTTTGGCCTTTTCGCCTTATACTACTTTCAGCATTATTTTAAATACTCCCTAGCAGACTATCAAAAAGACTTTATAAAAGACTTTGAAGATATAACTGATTGTAAGATAAGAGAACTCCTGCTCATCACTTTCCGTGAAGGGGCTAAAACTACTTACGCTAAGCTATACTGTATATGGTTAATTGCTTATAAGAAAAGATGTTACCTAAACATTGACTCTTTTGATAAGACTAATGCAGAGAGAATACTCTTTGATGTTGCCTTCGAATTAACTAATAACACACGCCTACGGGCAGATTTTGGCGTTCTATTCAGTAAAGAAAGGGGGATAGAAGATGTTAAACAAAACAGAATAAATAACTTTATTACAGAGAATGGTATTCGTGTAGAAGCTCACTCAACAGGTGAGTCAGTTCGTGGTAGATTACACTTAAACCAAAGACCAGATTTCCTATTGCTAGACGACTTTGAAAATAATAAGACAAAGGAAAGTTCCGCACATACTAAACAGATTAGAGACCACATAACAGAGGCAATGGGAGGTCTCGCTGAGAATGGGGTTATTGTCTATCTGGCTAACTATCTAAGTGAACATGGTAATGTGCAATTCTTGATTGATAGAAGCAAAAAAGACGATAAAATAAGATTGCGTAACATACCTATCGTAGTCGATGGAAAACCAGCCTGGGATAGCAAATATTGCCTCACAGACAAGGAAGCAGAGGAGACTGGCAAGAAGAGTATTGAAGCTATGCAAAAACAATTTGGGAGTTATGTATTTTCCTATGAGTTTATGAACCAACCAGTAGATGATGCAATGAGTGAGTTTAAAAAAGACTTCATACAACATGTGGTAATGGAAGATGTAAGGAATAAAGATACTTCATGCTATGTAACTATTGACCCTGCTATTTCAGAGAAAGCTAGTGCTGACTTTACAGGGATAACTATTAACTTTGTGAGTAAAGATAACAAGTGGTATTTAAAGACATATAGAATGAAGTTTAACTCTAAGGACTTGATTGACCACCTATTCTACCTACACAAAACCTATAAGCCTAATTTTATCGGAATGGAGGAAGTAGCCTTTACTATGGCAATACAACCTTTCCTAGAAGATGAAATGCGAAAGCAACAACTATTCTTTTCTGTAACTCCCCTTAAACATAGAGGGATAGCAAAGGCTGAGAGGATTAGAGGTTTAATACCTAGGTGGGAGAGTAGAAGTATATTCTTGATTGGTGATAACTCTGAATTGATTGATGAAATGAGAACCTTCCCCCACGGGCAACATGATGATGTGTTAGATAGTTTAAGTTATCAGATACATAATGCTAAGGCACCATACAGAAAAGTATATCCACTTGGCATGGGAGGTCTACAGCAAGAAACTAATAACGCAATTTAGTGCTTGACATATTGACGGACAAAGTCTATACTTATTACATAACTAGCTGGCACTAGTTGTAGGTAAGTCCTAGAGTTCATGCCAGTGAACCTTAGGACTTATTTATTTTGGCAAGCTGGCTAACCATTAGCTGGGACTTCACTAGTGTTCATCAACCCCCTAACTCTTATGACTCTTTTATGACGATAGAAGAAGAGGGGCGGGTTAATGTACATTAGAAAGAAGGTAACGACAAAGGATACTTTGAATGTGCTTTGAAAAAGGAAAATAATGTATTTAAGTTTTGCTTGAATATATTAGTTTTCTTTCTTCTTTATGATTAATTCTTCTGGGACTTGTTTAAACCTTTCTTCTTGTCTTTTACCGAAAGGGTAAATAATTTGACATTGTTAGAGAAAGTTATATACTTAATACAAATGGCAAAACCTAAATCTATTCCTAAGGAGACTCCCAGAGAAGCTAAACCAGAATTTAAAGTTGTAGTTAAGATGAATGACCAAGTATTTGAAGCAGAGACTAATGATCTTGTATCTTTTGTAACTTCCCTAAAACCAACCTTTTTAAAAACAAAAGTAATTATTTCTGTAGAGAAAAACAGTAAGAAAGCAGAGAGAATGTTGCTAGGATTTAGAGCTAGGCAGTTCTTCCGAAACCCTTTATTTTTAAGGACTTTTTTGTCTAAACTAACCTACAAATAATATGAACCAACAAGTTTACGAGTATATTCAATCTGAACAAACTAACTACAAAACAGTTAGAGTGCCTATTACTACCTCTTATGACTGGAACATGAGTGAACACATTGAGAGATGTACTAATGTTGCTAATGGGTGGTATCACTTAGGTAAGAATGACGGGCTAAGACGATACGATGATATAGTAACTCCTATCATAAACGTAGCAATGAGAAGTGAAGGCTTTGATGTTAAAGATATCGTACCTTTCGTTAACGATGTGCAAAACTCTTATAAGTCTTTCCTAGTAAAGAAACGACACCCACAGTGGGCAAGAAAGAACGAATTAGATACTTTTATTGATGATATTGTAGAAAGTTCAGTAATCTATGACTTAGTGCTAGTAAAGAATGTAAATAACACTCGACCAGAAGTAGTACCACTACAAAAGATAGCTTTTTGTGACCAAACAGACATAATGTCGGGTCCAATTTGTCTAAAACATCAGTATTCAGTAGCTGAACTAACTAAATTCAAAGGAAAGTGGAACGACGAGGCTATCGACGAGGCAATTGTAATGAGTAAAGAAGAGAAATCTGTAATGCAAGCTAACGACAGAACTGTAAAGACTCCAGGTAAGTACATCGAAGTGTTTGAACTACATGGTTTTCTACCAGAAACTTGGCTAGATGAGAATGGTGACCCGTTTAAATACACTAACCAAATGCACATTGTGTGCTACTACACCTCTAAGGATGGAAACAAGAACGGTATAACCCTATTCAAGGGTAAAACTAAGGATATCTCCAACACTTTCAAATCGCTTGTAATTCGTAAGATACACGGTAGAGCTTGTGGTAAATCAATCGTAGAGACTCTATTTGAACCACAGGTATGGATGAACTACTCAGCTCAAAGAATACAAAAACTATTAGCTTCAGCTATAAATGTATTCTACTCTGACAGTGATGAGGTAGGAAACCAAAAGCTATCTAACTTACCAGACAATACAATCCTAAAACTAGAAACAGGCAAGAATATTGGTAAACTTGACGGTAGTCCACAAAACCTAACAGCCTTCTCTAATGACCAAGTAAACCTACAAACCCAAGCTAGAATACTAGGCTCAGCAAGTGAAGCTCAGCTAGGAGTAAACCCAACATCAGGTACCCCATTTGCTCTACAAAACCTAGTAGTACAGCAAGGACAAGGAATACATGAATATCGACAAGGAAAGATTGCTACTTTCGTAGCAGATGTACTTTACCGAGACTGGATACTACAATACTTGGTAGACGATATGAACAAAGGTATAACTTTCTCAGAAGAACTAACCCTAGATGAAATGCAAGATATAGCAGACCTAATCTCACGTAACAAAGCAGAAAGCCAAATCATTTCTAAAATCCTTGAGGGAGAATTGGTAACACCAGAAACACGAGAAGCCTTGATTGCTAACTACAAGGAACAGTTCGCAAGAGGTGGTAGTAGAAAGTTTTTTGAAGCAATCCAAGGCGAACTAGACGATATCCCACTAGAAGTATTTGTAAACATTAAAAGCAAACAAAAGTACATGGCACAAGAAGCCGATAAACTTACTAACATTATTCGTGAAGTATTGCGTAACCCACAAGCTTTCCAGCAGATACCAGGAGTAGGAAAAGCCTTTAACCAACTACTAGAAAACTCAGGGCTATCACCAATCGACTTTACTCAGATTACTAAAACATTACCAACTCAAACCCAACCCCCAACCCCAGAACAACCTGTGGTGGAGAATAATTAAATAAACTATGTATAACTTAACAGACTTAGAAGTGGCTAAAATCACTCAATTCATGGGAGACACCCACATGGTAGAAGCTGTACGCAAAGTAATGCTTGCTGCAATCTACTCAAATGGAACTCTAAGACAAGAGGCTAATGCTAATCCAATGACTAACGCTGCCTTAATGATGGCAATGAGAACCATTAGAGGCGAAGGTGTTATGTCAGATGCAGAACTTGGACAAGACCTTAGAGGACTTGCCCAAGGAGTAATGCTACTAGAAGCAGGATTTAAGCGACTAGAAGCAGTTAAGCCAGTTGAAGTGGTAGTCGACTCAACTGTAAACGAAGCAATATAATATGAAATACGCAAATATAACAGCGGACACGCTAATTAAAACAGGTTTTGGGCAAGTAGCAGGATTTGTAGTTAACTCTCACACGTCAGGAACTTTGAAACTTTGGGATAATACAAGTGCAGCAACAACAGTAATAACTAATACTTACACCTTTCCGTCAGGCTCACAAGTAGTAAGTTTCCCAGAACCGATTTCATTCGATACAGGACTATATGCAGACATTGGCGGTACTGTTGACCTTACGATTATTTATCAATAATTTGACAATTTTACGTATTGTCAATATACTTGAATTATTAGGTATCTCTCCAACCAAAAGAGGCAAACATAAAAGTTATCATTTCAATTTAAAATGAATAAAAACATATCATTATGAATAATGACACAAACGAAGAGGTTAACTTCAATGAAGGTGGTAATAACCAAGAAGGTGTAGAGACTAACGTGAGTGAGGAAACTCAAGATACAGAGGAAACTACAGATTGGCAAGCTAGAGCTAGAGAACTTGAAGGCAGACTAAAAAGAGCCGAAAAGAAACTATCAAGAAACGATAGTGACTCTACAAAAGCACCAAGCAAGACAGGTGACTTCGATTACGCACAAAAGGCTTACCTAGTAGCAAATGGCGTTAAAGGAAATGACGAGATGAAACTGGTAAAAGAGATTATGTCCAATACAGGCAAATCACTAGACTCAGTTTTAGAAAGTAAATACTTTACAGCAGAGCTAAATGAAATGCGGGAGATGAAAAAATCTCAAGATGCAATACCAAGTAACTCAAAACGTTCTTCTCAATCTGGGAAAGATACAGTAGACTACTGGTTAGCAAAAGGAGAATTACCAGAAGACCGAGAATTACGTTCAAAAGTGGTTAAGGCTAAATGGAAATCATCCTCTTCAGTAAATCCTTTTGGTTAGTCAAACAGTTGCCTGTCATTAGTAAAACTATTAACAGGTTGAAGTAGAATAAATAATACTTCACCACAATATCGTGGCAATAATTTATAAGAATGAGTATCTAACTACTCTACAAGACAGACTTTCTGAAACTGCAAAGTGGAAGGAAATCGCTAAGGTTGAATATACTGACACACAAGTAATTCATAATCCTTATTTAACAGACGTAACTGCTAACGACGGAACTAGAGGCACTGCCTATACTCCTGAAGCTGTTACAACAACTGACGATACTATAACTATCAACAGTTTCAAAATCGCTGCTCAATACATCGACCGTGCAGACCTTGCACAAAAGACCTTCGCAGGTTGGATGGAATTGGCTGATAACCAAGGTGTTGTTTTGAACGAAGCAATCGAAACTGCTATGTATGCTAACCACGCAGAATATACAAACTTCGATAACGCTTCAATCGGTGGTGCAGCAGGTAACATTACAGTTGCTGA